TGCGCGAGACCTGCAGGGCGTTGCCGTAGGACAGGAAGCTGGCCGCCGTGAACCACGTCTCGGCGTTGAAGCTCGTCGGCATGCCGTAGAAGCTGACTAGGTGGGGCTCGGAGTCGATCAGGATCATCTTGCCGATGGGACCCCATCGGAATACGCCGCCGATGGCGCCGGTGGACACAGAGACCTGAGGAACGATCGTCGTTAGGTCGACTTCTGTGACGTTCACACCGGCCGAGAGTTGGAAGGACATGGGGTTCTCTCCTTTGTTATTATTCTTAGAAGGCTGTTCTAAATTCTCTTGTATTTATCTCAATCAGCCCTTTAGCCCGGGGTCACCAAGACGACAGGGGCCTGTACCTGGGGTCGGCGCCGACGTACGGCTGGTCCGCGGACAGCCAGCGGTCCGTGCGGTCGGCTGAGACCGGCTCGTCGCTGTCCTTGAGGACGTCGTTGGGCCTGGTCCACCCGAAGGGGGCGATGCTGGCCTCGATGTCGGCCTCGGACATGTCGCGCAGGCCGCGCATGGTGTTGATGTCGGTTAGGTTCTTGAAGTAGTTCTGCTCCGACAGCCACCCGAACAGCACGAAGCACATGGCCAGGTCGTCGTGCTTGCCGGGCTCCGCCTCGTAGGACTTGCCCTTCTTGGAGAACGTGGACAGCTCGGAGATGGTCTCACCGTCCCTGACTATCAGCTGGTTCTGCTCCACGAGCAGCTTCAGCATAGAGCAGCCGACGGACTTCACCACCGGAGTCGTCCTGACGCCGAGGTCCGAGCCCTTTTTATGCCAGGCGCTGACCTTTTTCCCGCGGCTTCCGCCGGCGTTCTCGGTCGAGAGGACGTACTCGTACTCGAAGTCGTACGCCAGCGAGCACGAAACCTGCTCGCCGATGTCGTTGATCTCGACCAGGACGGCCGCGTTGTTGTAGCCCTTGGCCGTTCCGTGCAGGAATCCCGAGAAGTCCATGGGCGTTATCATATTGCTTCGGTAGACGCAGCACTGCTGGTACGGCATCTCGGTGACGTCCACGACCTGGAAGGCCGAGTAGTCGAGGCCCTTGCCCCGCGAGACGTCGACGACGATGACGTACGTACGCCCCTCCACTGGATCTCTGTAGACGGACAGACCGCCGACCTGCCTTCGGGGGTTCTCCGGCACCAGCTCCTTGAGCTTCCAGCCGGCGATGAGTGTTCCCGAGGAGCCCAGCCACTCGTTAGCGAACTCCTGGTCGAACTTCTCGGTGTCGAAGTTCATGGCGGCGATGGTGTCTGTGCGCCACTTCTCGTCTCGACCCGGTACCCTCTGCCACGGCACCTCGATGACCTGGAAGTCGTTCTTGCCCTGCATCGCCAGCGAGTAGAACTTGTAGAAGTGGTTCAGGCCGTTGGGCGTGGAGATCAGGACCAGCTTGGTCTCCTTGCCGGAGACGATTGTGGGGTAGACAGAGGCGTAGAACTCAGCCCAGCCGTCGATGTGCGCCGCCTCGTCGATGATGACGACCGAGAAGGTGTAGCCGCGGATGGTGTCGGAGGCGGTCGTGTCGGCGATGACCCTGCAGCCGTTCTCGAGGACAAACGACCCCTTGTTCCACTCGACGACGCCCTGCTGCAGCCACTTGGGCAGGTACTGGTAGGACCGTTGAATCCTTCCCAAAATCTCGATAGCGGTGCGGCCCTTGTTGGCTAGGATCGCGACGTCCTTGTGCTCATTGAACAATATGAACCACAAAATGAAGCCCGTCATAGCCGTCGTCTTACCCGACTGACGCGCGCATACCGCTAGCGTATTTCGGTTGTCGGAGATGGTCTCAATGATTTCCTGTTGGTAGTCGTAGAGTGTGAACGGGACAAGGCCCTCGTCCTGGTTCACGATTCGCATATGTGTGGTGATAAAGTGAATGGGGTCGCTGGCGCAGCGAACGTACTCGTCGATGAGGTCTTGGGACCACTCGATCTTCTGATCGCGCGTCTTTAGGTATGGATTACCTCTATAACGCTCTTGGAACTCTTGCATTTTTTGAAGTGCTTTCCCTTGAATGAATTTCCATACCCAGAGCGACCACAGCATGGGCACTCATACAGCACCTGTGAATGGTGTCTTCCCTCAGCCAGCAGTCTCTGTGCTAGCTGCTTTGGTTGTCGTCCGTCGCACCAGTTGTGAGTGCCGTTCTCTACCCTCTCTAAGACCCTAATGCTGGTGTCCTCACGGTGCTTCTCACTGAGCCAATGGTGTGTACCGTCGGCGACCAGCTGTAGGGCCCTGCGCCGGTTCGCTTCCGCGTCTAGCCAGTTGTGTGTTCCGTTCTCCACCCTCTGTCTGTTGGACATCCTGGAGAGAGCCGAACGCTCCTCACGAGTAAGCTCCGACTCCATGCGCATGGCTATCGCCTTACACGCCCCGTAGTCGCCCTGTCTCCAGTGCACGTTGTAGTGCTCCTGCAGGGATAGGGCTGTGAGGTTGGAGATGTCATCGTTGGCGTGGTCCCCGTCTATGTGGTGGATGTCGTAGGACCGACCCTTCTCGTCTACAGGGATAGGACCACGGTGCTGTTCGTAGATGCGGCGATAAATAGACATGCTGTTCTCCTTACCGAGAATAGAGACCATGGGGTTCCAGCCCGCGATGGTCGTTTATTTATCTTTTTCCTTCGCCGCTGCTATCATCTGCTGCAGTTCATGGGTGCTGCCAACGAACAGGTTGTTGGTGACTCCGCCACCGTCCGACCTCTCGTCGATGTTACGGATGTCGCGGATGTCCTTCTGGAGCGTCATCAGCTCGCGGCTGGCCTCAAGCTGCGTCTTCAGCAGGTTTGCCAGTACCTCGAAGGCGCGCGGGTGCTGGCTCTGCTCGGCGATCTGGCCGAGGATCTCGACGCCGTCGGAGGCCCGCTCCATCACCTCGTAGACGTTGCTCCGGGCTCGCTCGAAGTCGTTCCGTGCGCTGTCGTCGTGGGCGGAGTCGATGATGGTCTGCACCGCTGTGCTCGACGCCGGCGACTCAAGCGGCGGTATGCCGAGGGCCTTGCCCAGAGGGTCCTTCTTGTCATCTTTCACGGGACTTCTCTTTTCTATGAAACGTGTGTACCCGTCTAAGGTTTTCAGGGTCGAACACTATCGTGCTCACCGATCCGGGATTCTCGACGGCATTCTTGTAGCGGGCGGTCGTGATCCCCTTCTTCTTGAGCCCGCTGTACACGTCGGGATCTCCGTTTGATTGAAACTGCTTACCGACGCTGCGAAGTCGGTGCTTGATCCTCGTTAGCAGGCCTGCGTGCTTCGCAAGCTCGTCGTCCGAGGTGGTCTTGAGGTTGCCTGAGTCGTCGTCGACGTCTATCGTCCTTCCTCCAGGCCTATATTCATACGCAGTGATCGTTGGGTCTTTTGGCTTGCGACTCTTTATCCTGTCCTTCGCGGCGGCTAGCGTGCCGAGGTGGTACCCCGGCCTTATCTCCTTAGGGTCGCCGTCGCCGCCGTGGTAGAGGTAGTCCCTCCACCTCGACTCCTGAATAGGGATGATCTCCCTGAGCCTCTTCATCTCAATCCTCGAGTTCATGTGAATCTCTTTACCGATTTGTATCCTCATCGGAAGCCAAATTTATAATTTGAGTTACAAATCCATAATCATCGTTGGCCCAGATCTGCCGGTATGGTATGGTGATCGCGATGTTCGACGTCGGGTGGCCGTTGGCGTCCAGGCCCGGCTGCACGGTGACCCTCTCCGAGACGGCGGTGTTGCCGACGGCGTCGACCAACTGTCCGTCGGGTACGGTGGCGATGCGGAAGTTGACGTTGGCGAACTTGATGATGCCGGACTTCTTCACCGGTCCCCAGTAGTAGCCCTTAAGGGTCATGTCTAGGGTCCAGGTGATCGTTCGGTTGTCGGCGAGCGCGCCCGTATAGGTGTCCACCGGACCTTCTACGCCGTTCAGGACAACCGGGACGTCGATGGTGATCCCCATCTCGGGAATCAAGTTCACAGAGGTCGTCCAGTCGGGGGTGTAGAACGGCAGTATCTGCTCGATGATCTGCAGGCCGTCGTCGACGTTCTTCACGAAGACGTGGAGCTTGAAGGCCACGTCGTAGGGGACCGGGTTGTACTGGTAGTTGAAGAAGTTGTTGTTGGCGGAGTTGACGACAGCCGACCTGCCGGTAGTCTTCAACTTCCTGTCGCCGTTGTACCTAAGGCCCGTCATCTCGAACGATATGATCGGACACGCCACGGTGGCGGACGTCCTGTCGATGCCGGGATCCTGGGTGACGCGCGCCAGCATCTTGTCCTTGGGCGCGTACATCAGCGGCACCTTGATCAGCTGCGTCTGCGAGCCGGTATTGGCGTCGACCCGGGAGATGAGGATGTTGTCGTGCAGCTTCCCGACGAGCGTGACGTACTTCCTGGTGGTCTCAAAGCTCCATGTCTGCCCGAACATTACGTGTTTCCTGTCAAGAAGCCGTCGCTGAACGGGTCGCGGCTGGACCAGTCGATGACCGCGTTGGCGGCAGTCGTGATGGCGTTGCTGTCGTCGCCGGCGACGGTGACGGTGGACGTGACCACCGCCTCGCCGAGTTCGTCGAGCAGGACCTCGTCGTTCTCGTCTCGGACCGCGTTGACCAACCCGTCCTGGCTGAGCTGGTTGAGTCTGTCGATCTCGGGCACGCCGGTGGAGAACACCTCCGACGAGTATTCAAATAGTTCCGTGGTGACCTTCCATGACTGGAGGTTGCCGCGCGAGTAGAAGTTGGCGTACTTGTCGACGAACTTGATCTGGAAGCACCGGCTGTCGAGGGCGAAGAAGATGATGTCGCCCTCGTTCGGCCGCGGTTGGCTGGTGTAGACCCCGATGTTCTGGGAGAACGTCGTCATGGGGATCGAGAAGACGACCTCGTCGCGCACCTCCAGGCCGATGTTCGACAGGAAGCTCTTGTCGCCCTCGAACCCGTAGACGTTCTCGATGTAGACGGCGATCTGGTAGGCGTTCTCGTAGGTGGACTGGGCGTCCTCGCCGAGGATCGGGTCCACCTGGTTAAGGACTCGCGGTATGTACATGCAGTCGAGACCGTACACGGACACGCACTCGACGGTGAGGTCGTCCTCCAGCTTCTGGTCGGCCGAGTTGCCGCGCGTCGATTGGAAGTATGGATTAGTTAGGCCGGTGCCCATGTATCCGCTATCCTATCATATCCGCGGCGGGTAGGCTGTAGCTCGTGATCATCTCGTGCTCGAGCTGCTCGCGCTCCTTGGTGGCCTGCTCATATATGTACATGCCGTTGTACTCGCCGCCGCCGGGCATCTTGGTGCCCTTGAACTTGATGAGGTTCTCGCCCCACTGCTGCTTGATCAAGCAGCTTGCGTACCGCTGCAGCCAGCGGTCGTTCCACACCTTGGGGTACTGCGTCGGGTCGACGACGGCATAGCAGTCGACGACGATGTAGTC